ACAATAGCTAAGAAATAAAAAAAGGGGAAGCGTGAACTTCCCCCATATAGGCAACAACAGGGCTCCTTTAAGGGAGCCTTTTTTTTTGGCGACACTTATACCAAAACTCTAAATCTTCTGTATCATTTGCTTAATGTCATCCTCTAGTTTCTTACCTGCAGAGTTAGCATGATTAATAATTGCAGCACATAGATTAGCTTGATACTTATAATCTTTAAGTGCTTCTCTTATTTTACCTACAGGTTTTCCACCGTAGTCAATCACTATTGCATTATCTTTATTAAGACCAATTTTTAACTCGAACAATAGACCTGTGTGTTTGTGTAGATTATTTTTTTCCATTGGCTTCCTCTGCTTGTTTCTTAACAAAGTCTGCACCAATGCTAGGATCTAATTGATTTAATCTACCTAACATACTCATAAGTTGTACAACTTCTGCATAAGGTCTAGTCATTAAGTATCTCATTATGTCCTGTAATTGTATTGAATCTATAAGATATGTTCTAGATCCTGTGCTTTCTTTTCCTTTCTCTTTAGTCATTATGCTCTCCAAATTGTTTATGTATTGTTTTTATATTCTCTTCTGCAGTAGATATTACATTTATAAGTTTATCTAATTCTTCTATAAACTGTGGGTGCTCACCAATTGCAACAGGGTTATCTAAGTACACAGTAGCTTTAGCTTTAGCATCAGATATCTGTGCTGTATATTTATCATGTAACGCATCTAAAAACATCTCTCTCATTGTTGCCCCCTAAATTGGTAATATTTATTTTCAATAAAATCTTTATCTAGTAAGTAGGCATTATCCATTTTATTAAATGCTTCCTTAGCATCTCTTATTGTTTGGTTTAGTGTTCTACCTTCTCCTAGACAACCTGCTACAAAGTCTTCTACTTCTTGTAGTGCGTGTTTAACTGCCCCCATCTTTGACCTCCTTTACTAGTCTGTTTAAATACCATTGTGCTTTTTCTAAATCTTGCAATGGCTCTCCCTTGAACTTATAACGAGAAACATATTTTAAAACGTTTCCTTTTAAGTACCCATGATACTCATCACTCTCCATACAATCACGTATAACATCTATAGTTTCTTTCTTACCATGCTTGTAGTGTGATGGTGAATTAACATTATCAAATGTTACCTCATTTTCATAGGATATATCATGGCTATGATCTATCTTTTTTTCATACACTCTTTTACTTTTTACCATACTTTCTCCTAATTGTATTGTACTCCATCATCTCAAGATCGTACTCACCTTTATCTACATTACGTTTAACTATCAATCCACTCCACCACATTTGCTGTGTGTTCTTAGCATAGTTTTCTTTGTGATGCAAGTAACATCCTGCAGATAATCCCATAAGTTTTTTACCAGAAGGTAATGCACACATGGCATAATCAAATGTATGTATGTGACCTACAGTAGAGGATACTTTATTTTTTATAAGTAAGGCACGCCCAATATTGTCACCACTAATAGGCTTACCCATAACACCAGTAGGAAAATTATGACAGTAGTATACACCATCGACCACAACTGGAATTTGATACTCATGAACTTCCCAACCATACTTTTTAAATTTAAAGTCATCTGTACTAATTGTTCCTTCAAGTTCTGGTATTTCATCTACTGTTCTATTTATCCTATCTTCGTGATTACCAAGTAACATGATTTTTCTTGGTCGTCTTCCATTAAGACCTTTGTTAAATTGTTCTAGTGCATCATGAACATGTTCTACATCTTTTTTATATCTTCTACCTTCAAAAGATTTCTTACCTTTATCGTAGCTTGATAGTGAATCCATACTAGCAAAGTCTCCCATGCATACTATGGTATCTGGTTTCAGATCATAAGCAAATTTACCTGCCCATAAAAATCTGTCATTGCTTGCCTTTGGAGTGCAGTGAGGGTCTCCTATTACTAAGTGTGTTGCCATATTAGTTTAACTCCTTATCTCGTTTATGTTTTAAGTATTCAATAAAATCAATAACATTATCTTCACTGTCAAATTCTGCTACAGAGTTGATTGCTAAAGTTTTTTTACTACTCTTTTTGTCATTAGCAAAACCACGAAGCCCATACATAAATGTAGTTTGGGGATCTGCAGTTGCCATTTTAATCATACCTCTTGCAATAGTAGAACATACTTCATATTCTTCTGTTGACATTTCAGCTTTATTATCCATTACGATACCACAAGTAAAACCTTTTTCCCAAGGTGTGACTAAAACTTTTATTGAATTGGATACATCAATCTTTTTTTTCTTTGTCATTATTTATACCAATACCTTTCATAATTTTCTTTATTATATTCTACTGCTTTAAATTCAAAACCTCTCTTCATACTTTTTTTTGCAAACTCTTCTGCGTCACTCTCTTTACTGAATATAAGATTTGTAAACATTCTAAACTCCTTATCTTTTTTGTTTTTAAATAATACAAAATATAATGTCATGCGTAATAAGGGTGGAGAATAGACCCCTCAATACTATCCCCCACCCAATTGAAATAATAATTCCTATTCAAAAGTTTCCTCTTTCTTAGGATTAGTTACCTCAGTATACCAAACCCACTTAGGGTTCTTTCCTTGCGACTGTTGTTGTGGTAACAGTTGCAATTTACTTCCCCAACAAGGAAGTTTGTATGAGCAAAATGTACAAGCCATGCCCAAAATTTTATTACCTGTCTTCTTAGTTCTAAATGTTTCTTCTATAGCATCATAGCATCTCTTAAATGGTACTTTGTTTTCAATAGCTGCAATGTTTTCTTCTACACTAGCCAATGCTTTAACTCTGTATTCATTGTCATCTATAGGAGTTTCACATACTGTCCACTCACCTGTAGATTTATTGATTACAATCCACCCACCAAAAGGCATCTTCTCACTCTCACTATAGAGATATCCTTGAGGTACATATCCAAACGCATCGTCCTTTGCAACCTCTTCAAACCCACCTTCAAATTTTTTAGTGAATGAATATGGTGATGCACTTTTAATGTCCCAGACTTTCTCATTGATCTTAACATCAAGCCTACCCTCAATTTCTGAGTTAGTAAATTTAAGTTTAACCTTTTTCTGTTCATCTTTTACTTCTACTCCCGATGATTTTAAAACAAATATAGCTAATGCCTCGATAAGATCTCCAAAAGTATTTCTCATCTTAACATTATATGGCTGACCTTCTCCCTTTACATTCTTTGCTTCCATTTGCAACTGACACAAAGGTCTACCTATACTTGACATTCTTGGTTTAAATCCTTCTCTTCTTTTCTCCGAGAACTGTTTGCGTAAGGCACTTTTACATGCCTCACCAAACTCTTCAAGAAGTTTATCAGATACTTCAACAGGATCTTTATTTGCTCTATCCAAATACGATTGAACTTTATGAAGGATATCACTCATTAAGATGCCAACACGTCAATAGGATCTTCAACTTGATCTACTACTTTTTTCATGTCTGTATCTGTTGGCTCGTAGTTGCTTTTCTTTGCAGCTTTATAAAGGTCTACTACTTCTGTATTCTCTTTAGTAATAACTTCTTGAAAGACACCTAACGTTTCCATATCTTCTTTAGACATTTCCAAACCAGCCTCAGCATTAACAGAGATCTCTGGTGTGTAATAAACATTACCACCTTTCTTCTGTCTCTTGGTATCGACTGATAGTGTTGTTGTAAACATAAGTTTTTTACGTTTAGTTATTTGTTCTAATGCAGTACCTACTGGTGAAAATGCTGTACCAGTAACCCTCCATAAACTAGGCAGATTAGAAACAGTGTGTTCTTCGCCATTAGCTTTTACTCCTTTGAATGATAACAGACCATAGAGTAATCTATAACATCTTATAGTTCTCTGTTCTGCTAACTGTTCTGGTGTTAAAGATTCCCTATCTTTGAATGGAACCTTACCACATTTTGTACCACCAAGTATATCTACAGCTTCCTCTTTCCAATTCTTAAAGATTATAGATCTGTTTACATACTCACTTTTATCTGGATCATAATGCATGTATTGCATTGCACTTATGAATGGTCTAAATGTAATTGGTTTGCCATATACATTCTGACCTACAGTAGAATCAAATGTAAATAAATTACCTACTGGTAATTGATTGCCATCGTCATCTTCTGGTGACCTGTTGATGCCAAGTCTAGGAATATTTACTCCTTTACTTGAACCATCGTCTTGTCCAATAGCTTCCATTATCTGCTCGTTGGACATCTCACTTATATTTGCTATGTTATTTTCCATAGTCCTCCTTAGTTGATTGATTCCTTATACCATATTTTAATAGATTTGTCAAGTGTTATTTTTTGTAAGGTGGATAAAAAATATCACACACAAATAATAAAATTAATACAACAAATCCTGCACCCAATAACACTTCTAACATACTCTGGTATCTCCTTCAGTAATCTCGCAGGATAAATCTTCCATACGAGCAAACCACATTAAGTAACTTTGTAGTTCTTCATTCTCATTTATATATAACATTGTAGGTTTATCATCACACTGTGCTTTTAAATCCTGCAGCATATCATAAGCTTCTTCTTGCTCATCATCAGCATAATCTTCCCACAACTCTTTATCAAGTAGAGGTATACTCATAGTTCTCCTATATTAAAATGGCATATCGTCATCGCTATCTTCTTTACCATTTGGTAAGTCAATAGTTTGTACGAAATACATTGTTGTATTTTCTTTTTTTGCTTTAGCTATATCATTAAGTTTATCTGCTATATCTAAAGCATCACTTCTTTTTGACATAGTTAACTCAACAGTTATTATTGGATCAGTAAAAGTAAATGTCTGTACTTTTAGTATTATATTAGTCTCGGTCATAGTTTATCTCCTTCATATTTAACCAATCATATCCCATTTTGATCTCTGTGTCAAGTGGAACATTAAAGTTTATTCCATAATACTCTTTCAATGCAGGTATTACGGATGCTGTACCCTGGTCAAATATCTTACTCATTACAGCTTCTTCTCCAGGATAAACATCAGCCACAATAGAATCGTGAACTGTGTTAATAAGTAAACTCTTAACCCTTTGCTCATTCATTAGCTTATATATTTTTATACATGCTAAAGGTACAATGTCAGCAGTAGCTAACCCTTGCACAGGATAATTTTTTATTTGCGTACCATAACTAGAGCCACCCCAAGGCATACGTTCTGCATATGGAAAGGAGTATTCTCTACCTGTTGGTAATTTAATTCTTTTAAAAGTTATAGCTTGGCTTTGTAATTCCTCATGCCATTTAGATATACCTTTATATTTTTCTGCAAATGTTTTATAGTATTTTTTCTCAGCATCTGTACCTGTTGTACCACCATACAAAGGTTTAAATGTATGTGCCTTTGCATCTTGCCTAGACACACCAATAATATCAGCAGTAAATTTATGTACGTCTATATTATTTTTTATATCTTCCATACCTTGCTTATCTTGTGCAAGAAATACTGCAGTTCTAAACTCTAGCTGTGCAAAATCTACCTCAAGTATTTGCCCACCATCAAACCTAGATTGTATAACCTTACGTATAGGGAATGTATTACCTCTTGGTTGGTTTTGAAAGTTAGGATCCCTACTTGATAGTCTACCTGTAGCTGTTACAGCTTGCATAAACTTAGGGTGTAATAAACCATTAGCATTTGTAAAATTTTGTAAGCCTTCTACAAAAGTATTTAAGTATGTAGAGATAGCATTGTGTCTAAGAATAGAATCAATAAAATCTTTAAACTCTCCCTCTGCTTCTCCTGCAATTTTATTTAAAGTTATCCTATCTGTTTTAAATCCAGAGTCAGATACATCATAGACACTTCTAGGTCTTTGATCAAAGCCTGCAAGCTTAGCCATCTTAGCATATACAAATCCTTCTCCATGACATTCATCACACTTACTATATTTTTTGTAAGGACTACCATCAACTTTAATTTTTTTAATCACACCCTTACCTACACAATGTAAGCATTGGCTAGCCATAGTTCTATAGATAGGCTCAGAGTTATTGGCTACTAAAGTTCTAAACTGTGCAAAAGAAAACTTAGGTCTTTTCTTATTCTTCTTAGTAAACTTATCTACACCTGTATTAAATATCTTAGCCCATTCATTCTTGTCTTTAGGTTTTTTAGAATAGATTAACCATGACAATTGCTCTGGACTACCTAAGTTAATCTTAGTATCTCCCATTTTTTGATAGACAATCTTATCTATCTTCTGTTTAAGATAAGCAAACTCTGCTCTGTATTCTTTCTCTACTTCTTTAAGATCATCTAAGTTTACATTGATACCATTACGTTCCATATCAGTAAGCACAATTAAAAATTCATTCATAACTTTAATTGTTTTTAATAAACCTTTATCTTTATCTGATCTTAAGTCTGCCATCTGTGAATCAAACAGTTGTCTAGTGATAGCTACATCTATTTTGCCATACTCTAATACAATATCTGCAGGAATATTTTCAAATGACACGCCTCTATCCATATATTCTTTTACTGCATCATCTTTAGAATCTAATTTTCTACGTTGGCAACACATAAGTAATGTTAAACTTTTACGAACACCTCTGTTTAATACATACTCACCTATCATTGTATCATATACATTGCCTGTATATTTAAATCCTGCTTCAAGCAACCAACTTAAATCAAATTTAATGTTGTGACCTATAAGTAAAGTCGTTTCATCTAATACTTCTTGTATTCTTGCAGCACCACCCCTACTAACTCTTTCAGAATGATTTAAAAAATAATACTCATCACCATATTTAGAATCTATACCTACACTAACAAGTATATTACTTGGGTTAAATGGTGATGGGTCAAAGCCACCTGCCTCTGTTTTTTGATACGAAGTTTCTACATCTATTGTTGTTATCATATTGATTCCTTTATATTATTTCTTCTGATTTTAATTCTGTCTGCACCTTATAG